GATTTATTTTATTTTACATTTTAATGTACCATGAGGGAGCAGCCCTCTTTTTGTTCCACGTTGCAATCTTTTGTTTTTCTTCGGACATGTAGTAGTTGCGGTAAGCTTGGACGGCGTCTTCATGCTTGTACTGATCGGGCATTGCTTGCGCAAATGGCGTGAGACGTTGCTGTGGGAAAAGGGATGCATCTGGAATGTGCTCTCGTAAGTATTGGGCAACCGTGTATGATTTGTGTATTTTTGTTTCAGGGTGGCTGTAACGGTATTGCCACTCCTTGTGCATTTCATCGATGAGGTCAAGCGTCCAAATGAAATTCGCCTGAGATTCCCTGCACCAAATCGTAACGGGATGATTTTTGTGCGCCATCTTGTAAAGAGTGGCATTGCCTTCCTCGTCGTCCGGAAGAAGAACACGACGAGCAGAACACAACATTTGAACCGCTTCCAGAATGATCTTGACAATGTGTTTATCCATCATGGCTTCGGCAACCTCGCGTGGAATCAGGGAGAGAATAAATAAATTCATTATGGTAAACAATTCTTAAACGCTGATAAATATTATTTTATACATTAAAAAATCAATTTAAGTATTTTTCATTGATTTTTATTCATTCTTTTATTATTTTATTATAGTTCAATAAAATAATAAAGTATATATTAGTCACAATCAACCTATTAAATGTCTAAACTGATTGAAGTTCGGTCAGATTTTTGTTTGCGTTTACTCTTGCTTGGAACATTATCATTTTTCATTTCATTCAAGTCAGACGCGCTAATGGCGCTTCCTCCATTGCCCCCTCCTCCGCCTACGCTACTGCTGTGAGTCTTCGCATTTGCATTCATATCAACAGCAACCGATTTTGTTTTGAGACCCGATAGAAGATTCGAGATATCAGAAGGTCCTTTCATTTCAGGACGCAAGCTTTGCTGTATCGTTTGTGATACACCTCCGCGACCCATTAAAAGATCTGGGCGAGTATTTGTTAGATCGCCCGGACGTCTGGGTGGCGGAGGCGCGCGAGCTCCTTGTGTCTGGATTGGGGCAGGAGGAGGGCGCTGTGGAACGGTTGGCATTGGCATTTGCTGATTCGGGTCATATTGGGGTTGGTGCGAATACGCATTAGCATTTGATTTCGAAGATGCCATTCCCGCAATGTCGCTCATAAAATTTCCAAATCCACTTCCGCCGCCGCCACCGCCACCACCGCCACCACCGCCGCCACCATCCCCCCTATTCTGCGATTGCGACATGGATGAAACGGCAGCCTGCGTAAATTGCTGCATCAACTCGGGATTTTGGCGCATAATATCGTCCATTCCCGGCATTGCCGATTTGAACATTGTGTTTGTCATATGAAGCATGATTGCGCTTCCACCAAGCTGAAACAACAATTTGAGTTCTGGTGCCATTTTTGCTTTTGATTTATATTTTTCGTGCAATTCGCAAAAAATCTCATCGTAATCATCCACATTTTCATTAATTTGCTCCGACCACCCATCCAATTTCAAATCAAATGGATCAAATTTATTATTCAAAAACTCAATACCTGTAATGCACGCCATCAACATTTTGCCCTGAAATTTTACACTGTTTCTGCGCTCTCGTTCTTCAACGTGCGTCTCATATTCGCCCTTCATCTCTGATAACGACGATTCCATGTCATATTTCTTCGTTAAACGAATGCCCTTTTTCTCTAAATCTTCCAATTTTTTTATATATTTGAATTTCTCTCGAAGTAGTTCCTCTTTTGAAAGATGCGGCTGCGAATCAATTGGAACGTCTGGATTAATCGGAACATTATTGAACTTTCCAAAACCGTCCCATGTTGGCTTGTCTTCCTCAAATGACGCCGTCGATGCTCCAATGCCCGCTTCGCCGTCATCAGAGCCACCCAAACCACCTATGCTGTTTGAAAAAGGGTCGTGCCTGTCTGACAATTTAATATTGCTAAATGCCGAAGATGATGATGAAGAGTTGAACAAATCAGACCGCATTTCTTTTACATTTCTTGAAGATGACGATGAATCCATCTCGCGCAAATCATCTTCTAAACTGGTTATATCCTCCAAATTGATATTCGTTGATCCAGATTTATCCCCGCCCGATTTGAATCTATCGTTCATCAACAGCTCAAGACCTCCTCCAAAGTTTACAGATTTTACTCTGTCGCCGCCGCCACCACCCCTACCCCCACTTCCTATATCCAAAGAGCCTAAATCAATGATTTCTGGGTCCATTATATTATTTTAATTATAACATTTATTTCTAAGTCATACGCATATAAATTATATTAATTGTACACATTTATAATATTTATATTATATATATTATAAATGTTATATACTGCGATTATTGTTGAACCCAGACGACATAAAGCTTTGCCTTATGTATTAGAAAGTTTTTTGAGCAACTTGTCAGACGATTGGTCGTTTATAGTATTCCATGGAAATACAAATTTAGAATTTATAAATAATATAATCAACGATAAATTAAGTATTCACCAACATCGCATTACATTAATTAATTTAAATGTGGATAATTTAACAATTAATAATTACAATGATTTATTAAAATATAATAAAGATTTCTACAATCACATTCCAACAGAAACATTTCTTGTATTTCAAACAGATACTGTTATATTTAAAAATTATAAACATTTAATAAACAATTTCTTGCATTATGATTATGTGGGAGCACCATGGTATCGCCTTCAAGGTAAAAACGAACGTGAATGTGTTGGTAATGGCGGACTTTCCCTCAGAAAAAAAAGCAAAATGCTCGAAATAATGGAAAAAACTGGTATAAATAATTATCCAGAAGATTTGTATTTTTCATGTTGCGAATATGTACCCATTAATAAACCATCATTTAACGATGCTTTATCATTTTCCGTTGAAGAAGTATCTAAATATAATAATATATCATTTGGATGTCATAAACCGTGGGTAATTTTTGATAATAACAATAAATATTCGTTATATAATAAATATGAAGAAGTAAAAGAGATTTATAAATATAACAATGTGCCACCACCAGCATCGCCAGCACCAATAAAACCAGATCCACCAAAACGTTATAAAAATTTAAAAATAAAAAAAATGTTGCGTTTATTAAAATTTCGATAAAAATATATCCAAATCAAAATCAAATATGGAATTATAGTTGCTGTTGCTGTACATGTAATAATATCCTTGAAGAAAACAGTCTGCCAAATCATCCTTTTTTAAATGTTTATCAAACTCTTTATTCCACAAATGTAAAGACGGATAAAAAGATATAAGTGACTTGCATATGAGTTGTCCTTGCTGTTTTCTCAACTTGTAAGAATTATCCTGTTTTTCAGTTTCAACCAATGATGATGCATTTGAATTTTTCACATTTTTAAATAATTTGAGTTTATTTGTAGCAGATATAAATTCTATTTTTTCCACATTCTTCATAATAAAATATTGAGCAATCATTCCCTGCAACATTTTCATCCTTCCGGCTAACGGTCCAATTTGATTTTCAATTACGACAGCGTCAATACACGACACATTGTCTTCATTAAAAATCAAATCAAAATTAGTTTTCAAACTTCTACCCAAAACAATCATATCAATATCGCATGCATTTTGTTTTTTAGAAGGAACTATTAATTTTAAAGAAAACTGCTGTGGTGCTTGCTTTGAACGCTGTTTGGATTTATTTTTTTTACCATCATCAATAACTAATTTTGTTTCGATTGCGTGTTTTTTACAATACATGATTGATTCTGATTCAAAAGTATTAGTTGCGTTTTCAGAGTTTACATAAAGAGCATTCTTTTTACACTTTGAACATGTATTTTTTTTTTCATTCAATGACATCGACGATTCGCATAAATTTATAACATCCCATTTTATTATTTTCAATAATTTATTATTAGAACAATTAATTGAAAATAAACAATATGCTAAATTTTTTATTCCTACGTCAAAGCTCAATATTTTCATGTAATATAAATGAATATATTACATGAAAAATATTCATTTAATATTTAATATTTATTAATAATTTGCATATAGTCAAACTAATAAAATAATAATCAGTGGACTAATTATATGTATATATAATAATAAGAATTAATATGGATTCTATTTATGATATTCAAAATAAATTTATGGAAATGTACGATAATCAAACATTTTTAGAAAGATATGGTGAACATGTGTTTATTGCAATAATAACATGCATTTCATTTGTATTGTTAATTACATATATTAATATTAAAACAAATATAGAAAAAATACGAGCCGATTGGAATAATCAAAAATGTAAACCGAACATAATGCCGTTTGCCGGAATGATAAATGCTCCCAAAAACATGACTAAAATGGAATATACAGAACAAAATTTTACAGAATGCACTCAAAACATATTGACGGATATATCGGAAATGGCACTTATACCCGTTTATTATACAATTAGTATAGTAACTGCAACTGTTGGTGAAATTTCAAATATTATAAATGACATGCGTGAATTGGTAAACAAAATACGTAATTCAGTGTCAGAAATTACATCAAGCATAATGTCCAAAATACTAAACATTATGACACCATTAACAGAGACGATAATAACCGTTAAATCAATGGTTGGAAAATCAAATGGAATATTAACAGCGGTGATATATACTTTATTAGGAGTATATTTAGCAATAAAAAGTTTAATTGGATCCCTCCTTGAAATTGTGATTATTATATTAATTGCAATGGCTGCAGCAATTATTTTATTGTTCTTCATACCAATTGTCGGAGACATCTTGGCGGTTGCTGCAATTGTGTTTTTCCTTGCAATATCCGTTCCAATGGGTCATTTAATCGGCTTTTCAAATCAAATATTGAATGTGCACTCGTCGAAAGGAATTCCAAGCGTTCCCAGTTAAAAGTTAATTTAAGTTGAATTAAGTGTTTGACGTTTGACTGATGTCCAATTAATTATAATTAATAATTTAGGCATCATATTTATTTTTATCTTTTATATATGTATAAGTATAAATAAAATTATTAAATGGATATAAAAATTTTTGGTTATGAAATGCGCGTTGAAGTTGTTATTGCGTGCATTATTATTGGAATGTTAATGGGGTTGGTAATGTTTTGCGATTGTTTCCAATATAGCATGATTGAGGGTATGACGAATAAGAATGTTATGGCAACTAAAGCAAAAGCAAAAGCAAAAGCAAAAGGAACGGAAAGTT